TGACACAGTTTTATTTAAGGTCTCTATTACTGGCTGAAAAAGGCAATCGCCTATAGATAGCTCCTCTGCCTTATACCACCTTAAGTCATTATGCTGATTCACATATGTATCATAAGTATCTTTCTCCCTCTTGAGGGCAAGAACTTTATGATCCTTAGTTAGTGACATACCAGATCTATCACCAAAGTAGGTCTTAATATTTAGAAGTTCTTCGTTTACTTCATACTTATGTGTATGTGACACTCGGTGTGGAAAACCGTCATTGGATATGATACTTTCACCAGGGAGTATTTCTGATATATCTTTAATTCCGCCATCAGCCATCACGACGTTGGTCTTTTGTAGACACCCCCTCCCGTGACCAACCAAGACGCCCTTTTTGCGAAATTCATTCACGTAGTCTTGTACGATAAGGAAGTACCCCGCAAGGTTAGCTTTCTCAATAACATCTAATTCCATCAGAACTCGATTTTTGTACTCTTCGTGCTTACTTTTATCAACCTTAGTCGAAATTAACTTTTTCCATCCAGCACGACACAGTTCCTTTAGATACTCGATCTCACTTTCACCGTTAGGCGTCTTGAATTTTGGAAGTCTAGGAGGAGAGAAGATATCGAATGATTCACACTTATTAGCGATAGACTGGAGGTTTTGTAGCTCTTGTTCAATATGCTCCTGTGGAGCCTTGATATGAAACGATCCGCTACGGATAAACTTGAGAGCTTCGATATCCTTAAGAGACTCGATCTTGTCATTGAGCCATTTAAGAGTGGTTTTTAACTTAACACACAGTAGAACCCTATGATCAACAGCATCTTTTCGATCAGGGTAGAAACTACATGTAGAGGGGATTGTGTACTTATGTGCAGGGTCATACCCCGTAATCATTTCACATAAAACAGAAAGCACAGGCAGTGAGTCTGGTGGATTCCGGTCGACCTCTAGGTAATAGTCCGAGAATATCTTCTGTACATGGGCCGGGATTATATTTTTAGCACAGTTTCTAACCGCCTCTTCGTCTGAGGCATTGAATATACAGTCTTTGTTCGGGAAAATCTCATTAAATAGAAAGCTCCCAATATATCCGTCTATAACAACAAAGTTTGCTGGAGTAATCGTTGAAACTAATTCTTCGAAGGAGATGCGAGGCACTTCATCAAAGTTGACATCATTATTGGAGAGGGAAATTACCCGAAGAAGCTCGGTCCATGCGGATTTGTTTTTGCAGATTAGAGTTAGATGGGAGCCATCCTTGAGGATTATCTCAGACCCGATAATTGGGGTTATGCTTTCCTTTTTACATGACTTGAGAAAGGTTACGACGCCGCTCACTGTGGAAATGTCGGTTAGTCCTGCATGTGTGTAGCCATACTCTTTGCACTTTTTAACTATCTGCTCACATCTAGAAGTAGATGCAAGAAGTGAATAGTGGGAGTGATTTCTTATCGGAATATACATTACCAAGGGTCCATTAGTAGGTTAAGTCGATCATTGTAGCATCTTTCGCACCATAAGTAGCTGTATGGTGGTTCTAGGTCAGTGGAATTCATGTACTCATCCCATTCTACAGGGTCTTGTTCTAAGAATATTGGAATTGAGTTATCATGTCCACAGGCTTGACATCTAATCTCATTGTTCATTTTTCTTTCCTCCCACCACCATCACCGTATGAAAGAAGCCTTGCGGTATCTGCGTACTTTTCCGTCACCGCATGTATCCCATGTGATTTTATCATACCATGAAAGTGATTGCAAATGCTTTGACCAGATTCTTCGTGGATTTGTGAAAATTTACACAGACGCTGACATTTCCAGTTATCTTGATCTTCTGATATTCTCTTGGGGATTTCTACTGATTTGATATATTCGAATCTATTTCTGATCATCTTCTCGGCTTTTTCATAGTCTGAATCATCAAACACAATGTCGAAAAGCCCGCCATCATTTAGATAGAATATGCTCATATAGAAACTCTTATCCTTATAGACGTTTCTTAGAGCGTAGTAATAGAATAGAAGTTGCTTGTCCTTACATAGATCATCGTAGGTTTTTTCTTTACCTGTGGCCCAGTTAAGTCTTTTGCCCGACTTGTAGTCTAGCACCTGTAAGTAATCATCTGTCTCGTTTATTATTAAGTCGACAGTTCCCTTTAGGGATAGATACCCCTCAAATTTTTTCCCGTTTATTTCATAGTCATACTTAGCCCAGTCCTTTTTTATCTCAAAATCAAAGAACAATTCTGTAGCATGGATTCTCTTATTACGTGGGTCGAGTTCTCCGTCATTATACGCCAATGCAGCATGTACCCATCTTGTGATTTCGCGAAGATCTTTTGGGGCTAAATTTGGATTGTCGACTTCTTTGTAGTAGTTAAAGCAAACCTCAGTGATGTACTCAATATCATCACACTGAGCAAAAGTCATGTCACATATATCGTCATTCTTCAGACTCTTTTTCTTGTCTTGCTGTGCTTTCTTTTTGTCGGCCAATACTTGCATAACGCGATGAAACACAGTCCCCTTCGATGCGGCTAAACCACTAGAACTTTTCATTCCAAGAACATAGGTAAAGAAGTACTGCATATTGCAGATCTCTAAAGTACCCAATGCTGAGGATCGTAAATAACAGGTTATCATCTAGATGTAACTCCCAGTGCGATAATAGCATTCAAAAACGCACGAGTGGATTCCTCAATAGACATATCCTGATTATTGATCACCGCGTCATATCCGTTGTATCCATCAAGATCGACCTCTGAGGTATGACTTCCTTGTTTTACTGACCTCAATAGTCGTACGACTTTCCCACCACGTTTTTTAACTGCGTTTACCTCATTGATAAATCGACAATCTCCAATAACGGCTATTTCGGAGGAATCTTCCTCAATACGATTAAAGCAGTTTTCAATCCAGATTGGCTCATACATTTTTCTCATCACATCAGTACCAAGAAACTGCATGAATTCTCGGGCAGTCATTGGGCCTGCGGGATGAACCAGAAATCCGTGCCACTTTCCAGTTTTTACTATGCTGTCTATGTCTCCAGATGTTCCAGACCCATCTTGCGTAATTATCTCTTCAAGAGATTCTGGGGTAATAACCCCAGGCATATTCTCCCATCTCAAATGCTCCTGAACTTGATTCTTCTGTTCATCAGTTCCGTAGACACATTCTGGCGGGATATTGAATAGCATCACGCACATCTCTTTAAGAGAGTCGGCGAAGTTATAGGCTCTGATTAGAGGCCAAATTCTGCGTGAGGCGAATTGGTAAAACTCGTCTGATCTTTGCTGTAGGTCTAAAACACCCATATCCTCAAACTGATTGCCATTTTCATCAGTAAAGAGAGAGTTCACTACTAGCTCACCCTGCGGAGAGATGAGGAACTTTTCAATGATATCATGACGTTTCATTTCATGACCATGAAGGAAGTTCGAGAGGGTGGTCTTTCCACTCTGCATTCGACCCGAAATTGCCAAGACCTTTGTCATACTTTTTCCTTAATAAATTTGTTTATTTCTTCTACTGACATATCTCCAACATCCTTCCCATGGGGATGGATGAATTTCACATTGAATAGATAACGGAGCTTTTCGTAAAGATCGTCTTTACATTTCTCCCCGGCAGGATCATTATCTGGTATAACCAAAACATTAGATACACCAGTTTTCTGGATAAGAAATTCCTGTGCATCACTTAGTGATGACCCAAACATCCCTACCGCATTTAAGACACCAGCTTCGTATAACCGAATGACATCTCCTTGCCCCTCGACCAAGATGATCTGATCAAGCCTCTTGATGTGCGGCAGTGCCTTACCATAATTATAGAGAAAGTTCGACTTGCTGAAACCCTTTTGGTTGATCCATTTCTGGGGATTTCCATTTATCGTCCTTCCAGTTGACCCAACTAAGTACTTATCATTCTCGTCATAAACCGGAAACACAACTCTTTGATACATTTGACTGTCAGGACGATCACAGACTCCAACATCGAAAAAGTCGAGCGTTTCGGCCTTATAGCCACGGTCCAAGTAAAGCTTCGCTGGAAATGTTAAAATCTTACGAACGTCTTGTCTCGTGAACCTCTTCTCCTCTACTGCCTTCTTCTTTTCCTTGAAGAGTTTGTGTAGAGGGTCGCTTTTAAGTGACAGAACAGTTCCCATCGAGATATCAGAGGTGAAGTCTTCGCAAAACCTCAGAACTTCTGGGAAGGTGTATTTTTTACCCGACTTTTCTAATAAAGGCCAGACGAAAGAGAAAATGTCTCCACCACGATTTCTATGGCATCCTTTTGTGTTGCAAAACCATCTACCGTAATACTCGTCATCTTCGTTTATATTGATATTGAACGCCGTTTCGTTGTCGCCCTCATGGATAGGGCAGCAACAGATAATCATACCATCCGACTCGAAATAGTCAATCCCAAAATGCTCAAATATGTCATGAATCTTCCTCATCATCTTCATTTTCAACGTCTGAGTCCGGGAATCCCTCTCTTGAGTCACGTTCATCTTTCTTTATCTTTCGTATCGTTCCTAGCTCTGTTAGTTTAGCAAATTCTCCCTGCATGTTCACACAGATGTATCCATCATCTCCTATCCCAGGTCCATGTCTAGCAACTAGAGGTATTAGCTTCTTATTCCCCGCCCTGATCCCATCAGTAGCCTTTTCCTCATCCGTCTTATCCTTAAAGATGGTACAACTAGTCGCTATCCATGCAAGTCTATCAGATTGGCTGATTACATCTGTACTTTCCTTGGTTATTCCATCACGGTTTAACTGTACAAATGATAAGCAGGCACAATCGTTCTCTACCATAAAGTTGTGCAACTTAGTAATCTGAAATCCGAGAGCCTGAAATTCAGCAATGTTACCTGTGATGCTTTCCGAGGTCATCAATTTGAGATAGTCATAAATAATTAAGCAGTCATTAGTTCTACCGTTTTCATCATATCCAACATTCTTGACTATCCATCTTTTCATAATAGAAAGGATGCTATCAAACTCTTGCCCTGATACATTAATATAGTGATAGGGCATTTCCTTTATTCTACGACCACCCCGCGTGATCAAATCGACCTGATTAGGGTCTTGATAGAACTCTCCTTTAGCAATCCGATTTATCTCGATATCGCAGATGTTGGCTAGTAGTCTATTATGATGATCGAATCTACTCATTTCGGTATCGATCATGAGGACAGGGATTTTATGTTTTAGTGCGACGTGTAGGGCGACATTATCAGCCAAAACGCTCTTGCCTGTTTTCATTCTAGCTGCGATTAGATCAACACATTTACGCCTAAAACCGCCTCCGATACATTCGTCATAATGAGCCATTCCACTAGGAATACCAATTGACTTCCCCTGATTCTCTTTTAGAGAGGCGATATACTCCTCAATATCATCTCCGATTGGCTTGGGAGTTAGATCATCCTCTTTAATGAAGGAAAGGCAGGTTTCCTGAATTGGATTTTCTGCAAGTCCGAGAATATGAGTGATACTCTCTTCACCAGTAATCCCATTCAAGGACTTATATATGTCGCGAAGTCCTCCTTGAAGCTTTCTCGCGAACTCTAGACGCTTCAGTCTTTTTGCATGATCGGAGATATTATCAATATGAACAGGGGTATTTGTGACACCCTGTATGTGTGATAGAAACCCCTTATTTTCGATATACTCCCCCAGTCCTAATGACTGGGCCGAGGCCAGGATCTCGGTAAATCCGATCTTCTCAGACTGCTCAAAAGATTTAGCTACACATCTGTATAGTACCTTGTTTTGTTCTATTGTGAAGCTGTCTTCACCAATTAGGGAATCCACCTCTAGATAACAATCTCTTCCAAACGTAATAAGCCCTGCCAGCACAGCACGTTCAGAAGCGATATTCTTAAGTGTTTCTTCTTTCATTACTTTCCTATACAATCATCACAAACGAAATTTTCCTTTACAAGCTTTGGAGATACCTCCAATGTTTCATGACACCTTGAGCATTTTACCTTAGCCGGCTTATAAGGAGGGCGTCTCTTGACGCGAGTTTTGGATTCCTTAATGGCGTCATAACCCGGCTCCTTCTCTACCTCTGACAGGAGGTCGGTCATTTCCTCAAACTTGTTAGGTTTCCCATTATGGATCTTCCCTTTTCTTCCTCTGGAAGAAGGGTTTGTAACTTCTGGAGTTTTTGGAACTCCTGACAACTTTGTCGATTTAGTCTTCTTAGTCGCTCCTAGCTCTAGATTATCGAGACGCTTCATTAGTTGAGCCAGAACATCGTTCTCCTCCGGAGGATCAATTCTCGCTCCAGAAATGATATACAACGCCTCACTTACTAGCTCCCAATCCTTATCTGCAAGTGCATCCTCAAGACGCTCTTTAGCTTCAAGAAATGATTCCGCCAGTTTCTCAAGTTCTTCAATTAGATTCACTTAAACCCCTTTGTCTTTCCTAAGTCCTGTAATAGTGACACTCTCTTTTTTATATCTTTGATCATCTCAGATGAGCATTGTAGGGCCGCATCAAGCTTGAGTCTAGCCGCTTCTACTATCTTGGCATACTCATTATCGATGATAACCATCTGACGCTTAATCTCAACGGGAACGAACTTGTCGAAGTTATTCCAGTATTTCCCAGTGAGATAATTAAGTGCTTCCCTGCACCAACTATACTGACTGTACACAAGATCATGTTTTCTTTGTAGAAGCCCGGCGTAATTCATTAGAAGTATAGCCTTAGCGAAACACTCATCACTTGATAGTGAGATAATCTCCTCATACTTCATTTCAAGTATTTCACGGTACTCTTCAGAGTCTGGAAAGTCTGGAATACCATTATCCACACAGTAATTTTCAACCCACTCAATGAACTCATCTAGTCCATGTACTTTTCCAACATCTGACGCCATTCTTTTTCCTTGTTATATGGAAGTGTTATCATTTTGATGTCGTTAAGCTCGCACCACTCTACTTTGTCTCTATCTCTTTTCTGGGAAAGAAGAAAGTCCATCCTAGATTTATGAAAGAAGGAGCAGAACTCGTAGTGCTGTTTGCCATGAACCTCAACTATTATAGAGAGGTCTGGAATGAAAAAGTCGGCATATAAGAGGGCTTTTCTGGCGGGCTTTTTTGAGCCAGGGAGGGTTACTTCCTCATACAGAGAGTGTAGCGGAAATACTTCTTTGATTAGTTCTCTCGCTAGTGTGTGATGAGATGATTTTCCCGCCCTCTGAGATCTTTCTTTATATTTCGAGAAGTTGAACTTATGTTCTTTCCCGTCAAATCCTATAACTTTAGCCATTTACCATCTCATTAACTTTCTCTTTTATCTGATCAAAAATATCTTTACGCTCAACTAAGAAGTCATAAAGCTTACTCTGACCTTGGAATTTAGGAGCTTCTTCAAATTCTCCATTCCCAGCAAGGAATGGAATGCTGTACCAAGCACCAGCCTTTTCGATAATAGAGAATGCCTCAGCAAGTTCAATTATTTCCTTTTCCTTATCGACACCTTTTCCGAAACGTATATATGATACGCACTCTGTTCCAGATGCTCCCATTGAAGAACAGCTAATTTTCCAATGAACGATTTGTCCTATCTTTTTATCTCCCTCAAGCCAGGGTTCTGTTTTGGAAATATCCATACGAGTTGCTGCTTTATATTGCAACTCTTGACCACCATCTGGATTTTTTAGCTTTCCATAACCACTTGTATTGGTGATATAGTGCTGGATAACTAATACCAAGACCTTAGTTTTTGCGATATCTTGAGATGTCTTTTTTATCCAGTGCGTAAGCATTTTTGGAAGCGTCGCTCTTAATGAGCCAGAAGTATCTGCGTCCATTTCAGAACGAGGAAGTAGATCAGAGCATGAGTCTATAACTAGTACAGCACCCTTATATTCTGGTTTCTTAATTAGAGAGCTTGCAATGTTAAGAAAGTCTTCGGCAGATAATGACTCTCCTTCCTCACGAGGAGGATGGATTATTGTAAAATTGTCACGATCCAGCCCCTGAATCCCCTCAAGATTATATGCCTCAAGTTTATCTTCAACATCTAGATATATAATGGGCTTTCCCATCGCCTGAGCATTTGCACATATTTGCAGACACGTCGTCGACTTCCCAGATTTAGGCTCACCAGCCACTAATGTCCAGCATCCTTCTAAAATACCACCATTCAAGGCTAGATCAAGTGCCGGACTTACAGTTATGGCCTTACGCTCCTTTTTTATTTTAAGCAATTCAGTGCCAGTAGAGATAACTCTTCCAAATTCTCTTTGAATGTCCCTATCTTTTATCTGATTTTCTGCGGTACTTACTGCCTTCTTTGCCATTAAAGATCCTTTAGTATATTTTTGCCTGTAGAGAATGGCTTAGCCACCTCTACATCTTTGATTTCTGTTTTTATTAGCTCTTTTTCAACTCTCGACTTCTCGAAAGTTTTTATCGAGTCTACCAACTTCTTATTTTCAGAGATAAACTTCTCATCATCCCATGTGCGGTTGTACGCTATTTTTAGCACGAATTTACACTCAGGTGATGTCAACGCCTTTATTATAGAGTCAGCGTGAAAATCTTTCAAGAGCCGATTGACGCCAAAAAGCTCTTTTCGGTAAATCCCTGCATACTTTTTCTCATTCCAGAAACTTTCGGGATTTCTCCCCTGATTAAAGTGATTGTTGCGTTTCTCGAAAATCAGCTCTACAATGTAGTTCTGAGCATTTATAAAACCCTCTTTAAATTTCGACTTATAAGGGGTTTTCTCGGACTCACTTGATTTTCGTGATGTACGGCTTTTCTTTTCTTGGTTTTGACTTTGTTTCTTCGGCAAGTTGACTAGCTCCTTGTGTCATTGTTACGCAACCCTTCTTGCGTCCAAGTAAGGCGGACGCATTTGGAATATTCACCTTGGCGGTGCATTCAAGATGGTACTGCTTAATATCATCGGGTTTTTTGCCCATTTCCTTCGCGAGAGTGTCAATATCTTTAGATACATGCCCCTCGATGTAAAACTTTTCAACCACCGTCAGTTCTTTCTTCGCCATTTAGTATTTCCTCGATTTTTTTTAGTTTGTTCTCTAGGACAGAAAGTCCCTCTTGATATGTTTCGCACTTATACCGAAACTCTAACTTTTTAGCCCCAATTGCACTCAGCTCTTGATTTGTCAAGTTCTTAGCGAACTCATTACTTCCAGAGCCAACAATAATACATGGAACAACATATACGATCACATCAGCCATTTTCGATATATCTCTGTCTTTGTGATTCGGACATTTTATTGATTTTGCGATTCAGTTCAGTCTTAGCCTCACGGAGAGCGTCCTTCTTCCCGACCTTGTTCTTTCCTTCTTTTTCCTCAATAAGAGTTTTACCCATTGACTTTGCATTCTTCTCTGCGAGTTGACCTAGTGTGGTAGGTTCCCCCTTAAAGAAAACGGTTGGTGCAGAAATAACTCTCTCTAGGGTGTGCTTCTTACACTCGGGACATCTTTTGAGAGGTTTTTCCTTTACTGACTGAACAACATCGTACATTTCGTGATTGCACGTCTTACACTCGTAATCGTACCTCATTAGTCCTCCAAATACTTGAGGATGTCACCAATGATGCCATTCCGCTGGATATCTTCATAGCCAAGCTCGCAAATGCCCAGTCCATCGATATGAGCATTGTACAACCTATCAACGGTTAAGTCAAGTCCGCTTTTGTTTTTTATGTCAGTTTGTTTGGAATCGCCATTGATTACAATTTTGGAATCCTTACCAATTCGTGTCATGAACATCTTGATCTGTTCGAATGTACAGTTCTGGGCCTCGTCCAATAGCATGAGTGTACGATTAAACGTCATCCCACGCATTGTTTCAAGTGGTTCATACCGTATTTGCTTATTGTTTAGGTAGTGGCCATAGTAGGATTGACCAAGAAAGAACTTTAAGTTCTCTTCAATAGGTTTTAGATAGGGTGCGATCTTTTCACCAAGCTCTCCCGGCAATGCTCCAATTTCTTTACCGGCACATACAAGAGGGCGAGTTACAACGATTTGATCGAAATTACCTTCATGCAGGTAACTAGCGAACATACCAGTCGCTAAAAAAGTTTTTCCACAACCTGCCGGGCCAGTACATATCGTAATTAAGTTATGATCGATTGAGTCCATATACACCTCATGATTTGGCGTAACGGCCTCAACTTCTCGAATCTTAGGCTTAACTTCTTCTCTTACTCGACGAGTTCTTGTCGGCTTTCTTCTTGACATATTTACTTCCTAGGAAAGGATTAAAATTTCACCACGTAAATTATTTTTAATCATAAAGCGATTGATAACAACTCCAATAAAAACATTTCTGTAATTATCAACAGTTCTAATCTCAAATCCCTTTTTAAGTCTATTAATATCTAATGGATAGTTCATTATTGTACTATCTCTATAGTATTCATTTTCATTAGAATAATCAATTGGTGCCATATTGTATTTTTGAAACAGTAAGTAAGAAATACTACCCTGTTCCCCGTTTACGAATGAGTCAATTAGGGGCTTTAGTATTTCATACTCAATTTTTAAGTCTGAGCTTGCGTGTTTTGCTATATCTTTTGTGTAAACAATTTCCATTAACATAATTAAGCTCCAGAACTACCAAAACCACCGCTGCCACGGTCAGTAGAATCCAGATCGCTGACCTCTACCAAGTTAAAATGTGGCACTTCTTGAAATAGTATCTGAGCTATTCTATCACCCGCCTTGATTAGAAATGCATCAGTATCCCAAGATTTGCCAGTATTTAGAAGACATACCTTCAGGTGGCCCCTGAATGGACTGTCTATCACGCCCGCCAATACGTCTATTCCCTTTTTTACTGATAATCCTGATCTTGGCCAGATTAAACCAACGTATCCATTAGGGATGGCTAGACTAATATCAGTACTCACCAAGGCACGTTCGCCGGGGCCAATACATATGTCCTCGCTAGAGTATAAATCCCATCCAGCATCGGAAAGGTGTGCCTTGGTTGGCATTGTTGCATTTGGTGATAGTTTCTTAATCTTTATGTTCATCTCTGCGAGTCCTTAGTAAGTAGATAGTCTTGCATGTAAATCCTTGTCAATCTTTGCCACATCTAGATGTTTAACAATCAAACGGGCGTATTCCTTAAATCCCTGTTCATCGTTATAAGCGTCTAATAGTCGATTAAAGTTCCAGACGACAATTTTGGCGAACGCCTCTTTTTCTTCATACGACTCTAAAGAGTCGAGCAAGACCAGAACGTACACTCCTGCCTCTAAGGCATACTTAGGAACTCCGTCTCTTACCTTGATTCCCTTTTCTCTCCTGTATAACATCGCGGTCGTATGTGCGATGAACTCATCCATGAGATAAAGAGGTCGATCCTCCCAGTATTTTACTCCATTAGAGTATGTCAAGTCGTACATGAATACGCGAAGCTCTTTCGGAACCCTTTTCAGCACAGTAGAAAGTTTAACATCCGGTTCGGAAAATGCAACAAAATTATTTGAAAGTAGATAGAGGGCATTACTGCCCTCGGGGAGTCTAGAACGCAAAATTCCGTTTATTCCATGTGTACATTCATGCACCGTGGAAATATCTAAGGACTCCTGATCTACATAATTGAGGCCATAATCTCTGGCGGTTACATTATAGTGATGTCCTTCAGGAAGATGACTCTGGACATCTGTCATTATGTCAGATCCTGGGTATGGACGAACTCTGTCGTATGTAGAGGAAAGTCCAGTAAAAAGGAAGGCAAGTAGGTAGATTATTCGCATTCGTCATCCTCGTCCGGAAAGAAGGGTGTTATCTCATTATCATCGTCTTCTCTTGGGAATCCTTTGTAGTCCCACTTTTCTGGTTCCCAATCAGGGTCTGAATAAGTTCCGTACATTTATGCCTCACATGAGCTACAAGTTAGAATTGAGCGTGCCAGCTCTTGGGCCGGATTAGCACTTCTTTGGTAATAGAACGTCTTAATGCCCATCTTCCATCCGTCAATTAGTAGGGTCGAGACCTCTTTTGGAGATACAGATGGAGGAATCATTAGGTTGAGTGACTGAGACTGATCGATAAACTGCTGTCTCTGTGCCGCCTGTATTACGATTTCCTTCTGGGAAATTTCGCCGAAAGTCTTGAACACTTCCTTTTCTTCTTTACTGAGAAAATCGAGATGTTGAACTGAGCCGCCCTTTAGTAGGATAGACTTCCATGTATCGTCATCGTTCTTATCGTGCTTTTTCAAGACGTTTTTCAGGTAGGGATTCTTGTATGTGAAATTCCCCTTAGCTAACTTCTTAACGTAATAGTTTGAATTCTCAGGCTCGATAGAAGGACTAACTTGGCCAAGAATGAAGCTTGAACTTGTCGTTGGTGCTACTGCTAATAGCGTAGTATTTCTACGACCATATCCCTTTAGAAGTTCAGGCTCTCCATATATTTTAGCCATTTCCTCAGTCGCCTGAGTGGTTCTTTTATTGATAGTGTCCCAGATTTCAGAGTTTAGGAGCTTAGCCTCCATAGACTCAAACGGAATCATCTTCGACTGAAGAAGGGAGTGCCACCCCAAAACGCCAAGCCCTAACGCCCTTTGTCTTTTAGCGAAATTATGAGCCGCCTCCATGAACTTAATATTCGCGGACTTTTGCACAAATTCTTCATTTACTGCATCCAAGAAATATGTTAGAGTTTCAATAGCATCTGTCTTTACTATCTCATCCCAATGAACAAGGTTTAAGGAGGAAAGAACGCATACGAAAGAATTGTCTGAATCGCTAAGTAGGCAAATTTCTGAGCAGAGATTAGAACAGCTTACCTTGAGCGACGCCTCCTTGTAGACTTGAGGTGCATTTCGATTTACCGTATCAGTGAAGAATATATAGGGATATCCAGTCTCACATCTCTTTTTAACTATGGACGCCCACGTTTTACGTTTAGTCTTATCTCCATCAACAACGCCCTGCATGAACTCATCAGTTATCGTGACCCCAAGGCTCAGGTTTTGAATTGGATGTCCTTCAGATCTAATCTGGAGGAACTCTTCGATATCTGGATGGTCTATCGGCAGATATGCGGCGAAGGCTCCACGCCGTTGACTTCCTTGTGATACGACATTACTAAGAGTCTCGAATATCTCCATGAAGTGAACTGGACCACTAGACTCCCCCCCATTACTTATTTTACTGCCGCGAGGTCTTAGGTCGCCAAAATATGCAGATGTACCACCACCAATTTTGGACATCATTCCTATCTCTGAAGCTTTCTCTAGGATACTCTCCATTGTATCCGAAATATAGCTTCCGAAACAACTAACAGGACTTCCTCGACTACAGCCGAAGTTTACCCAACATGGCGTGCTTAGTGAGTAAAACCCGGCTTTCATGTAGGATTCAAACTTATCTGCGAATCCATCTAACTTTAGTATCTTCTCAGCAGTTTCAGCAATCTGTCGAACTCTTTGCTCTGGAGTAACTCCTTCCTCTAGATATCCTCTTTCGAGGAATTGACGGGAGTGGGAATTTAGCCAATAGTAATCTTTACTCATATGTTGTGCCTTCGGCGTTGTTCTAATTAAAAAGGTCGTCCTCATTAAAGCTTTGTGAGTTTTTACTATATTCAACAGGACGAGAGTTGAAAAAGTCCGTCATATTATTTCCTAAAACCTGCTCATCAAACCATACAGTCTTGGATAAAACGGTCTTATCTATCTCGAATATTTCACGATACCCAATCTCACGAAGCGAGTCATTCATTCTCGACTTGATAAACTGTTCCAATATCTCCGAATTGAGATGCTCATCGTTATACTCATCAAGTATCCAGTTGATTATCTTAAGTTCATACTTAATGGCATCTTCAGCTTCATGGAGAATCTTTTCTTCAAGATCATCGTCAAACAATTCTGGATGCTCTGACCTGATGACATTGATCAGTTTCATCCCAATCATTGAATGGAGTAATTCCTCCCGCGAGGTGTACTCAACCTGTTTATTCGTGTCCTTCAATTGATTTTTAAAGCGGCCAAACCAAGAGATCACGTAAAACTGAGAAAAGAGAGCGATGTTCTCGATGAACAGGGTAAAAAGTATCAAAGAGTAGACAAACTGTTTTTTATTGTCTGAGTGAAACTTGTGCAGGTACTTCTTTAGATAGTTGACTCGACCACTAATAATGTCGAGCTTTAGGATTTCTTCGAATGAGTCTTCAATCCCTAAAACTTCTAGGAGTCGCTCATAGGCATCCCCGTGTATGACTTCTGTATTAGCCATTACATAGCCCATGTCAATTATTGATGGGTGGGGCAGGTTATCACCAAGCTTGGCCCAGAACTTCTTAACGGCAATCTCTAGCTGTCCAATCGTAGAGAGTGCCCGGACTACCATCTCTCTTTCTTTTACTGAGAGATTGACCTTAAAGTCCTGAATGTCGCTTTGAAAGTTAAACTCACGATGAGTCCAAAAACCGTCATGCATACTTCGGACATACTCTTGTGTCCAGCTATATAGATCGGGCTTCCTCGCTATTTGTTCGTTGAATATGGACATTTAGCAGGACACCGGAGGAGTATTTGAATATGTAACTAATGGATCTCCAAATGAATTATTGCTTTGTAGTCCACAGACTATATTAGGAGGGTTTCCAGACCATACTGACTTAAGACCAACTGATCTATTCGGAGTCACTTTATTAAAGCATTCCTTAAGATGATCCTTAATTATCTGCACTTGCTCCTTGCTCAACTTATCTGAGCTACTGATCTCAAAGTACCCATTTAACCAATATATGAAATTTTCTGCTGTCAAATTACCCTCCCGGCTTGTCAAAGCCGACAAAAATGCCAGCACGGTTTCCCGTACTGGCGAAGCCAGTCAAATTGTTAAACTTAGTCTTCCGCAGTTACCTTTAGTCCGACCTGACCGGGTGCTGGAGGAGCAATCGTATCAACTAGAACGAAAGTAAATTCGCTCGGCTCACTACGATTTCCAGCATCGTCAATGTCGACTAGTCGACCAGCAACAGCAGCATTATCGAGTCCAGAATAAACCTGAGACTCAACTGAATCGCCATTTAGCGACTCGACGGTTTCTACCCCATCAACTGAAACGGTGAGTTCGCGGGCAACCACATCCTTAGCTGATCTTTCTGGTAGAGTCAAAACGAAACTTAGCATACCTTCTCCTTCAAACATTGTTATGGAAACTTTTCCGGGTTTTTTTAGCCTCAAAACTTTTAGGATAGAGAGGCATGTACTATTTATACTCCTTAGCAGTAGGAGCATGGTTATCAAAATTGCTGACACACCATATTCTATCATGCACATATCCTACAGTCAAGAGAATTCTTTCAACATTTCTGAAATATCATCAAACGAGAATGGAATGTCAGGAAAGCGACTTATTTCAAGAACTCCACCGTCTTTTCCAATATTTATCGCAGTGAGTGACAGAGTGAGCGTAATAACTTTCGTTACCTTCAAAGTAGGACACTCATCGGGGAATGAGATTCTCAAGCCGTCCTCGTGAACTGTCGTTACCGTTCTGCAATCTGGTGGTATCTTTATTGTAGCATATTTGGTGACCAGACCATCACTGAAAAGGCTCATAAGTTTTGGATAGATGGATTCAATTTGCATTCCACATCTCCAGAATTTTACCGTACGGATGGGCACCTGTCAAGCTGGAAACCTCTTTGTCATTCTTGTCCAGCATAATAAACAAAGGTATACTTGATCTTCCGTTTCTGTACTTATTAAACATATCTTCATGCTTATCGATATCAACTATTTCCATCTTAGTTTCTTTATCATCATCAATCAAGCTACTATCCATATTTTTATTGGCGAGTTTTGGAATTTCAGTTCTCTTAAACTGTTGGCATGGGCCGCACCACTCTGCCGTAAAGTACAGTATTCGGGTTCTCGATTTCTTCGGTTCGGGAGCTGGAGGGACTGGCCCAGAGCCGCACTTACATTCTTTTCCGCATGGACATGGAGTCTTATGGCCGTCTCCGTGGGTTATTACTCCAGTTCCACCACATTCGCACTTTGTTTCTTCTTTATCTTTGTCTAAAGGTTTTGAGGAAGCCTCATTGACTACGAAAGCTACATATCCCTCATTAGCATAGATATTTCCGTAGTCAGTCTTTTCTCTTGTTGAAGGCAAGAAAGTTATCGCCAGTAGAAGGAATATGATTATATAGCTTTTCATTTTAGATAATCCTAGTGTTTAGTTTTTGAGGTTTGAACCCCTCGTATCCAGAATAAGCCCAGCAATCTCCAGTTTTCAAGACTCTACGCTCTAACTCTTCAGCATCAACCCAAAACGATCCATCTGGCTGATCATGTCTCTTTGGGCCAGAGTTCCAAACGCCCCAACTATTTTGTACGAGTGCCCCACTCCGTTTATACTCGTCGTCCACTCCTAATATAGCCATTTGATGTGCCCATGAGCCTTCAGGTCTAGCAAATCCTTCAGAATCTCGTCTTGAAGAAAAACCTTGATTACTAGCTATGGTGACTGAATAACCATTCACAATTAGGTCTCTGACCTCTTCATAGGTATTAACCTGAGAGATTGTTTGAATAGGATGCTGCTTAGCCGCATTTAGGATATCATCTGGAAGTACAAACCCAGGTCTTGCCCAGCTTCTTACTTTACTGACATCGTATTTTGACAAGTCTATACTACCGTACTTACCACGAGCCAAAGCTCCGTACTTATTAACATACTCAGCGGCCCAAACTCCTAGAGAGCCGCCGCCATTACCCAATCTGCCCTTACCAATGATATTTCTGCTACCAGAATAGATATCTTCAGTGGATGTTTCCGCAACCCACATCTCAAATTCTTTGTTTATGTGGATATCTACGCATTTTACGGCATCCACCGCATAGGCCACCCCTTGACTTACACAGTCTGAATCTTCCTGCTTTCTATTTGGAAAATACCCCGCAACACTCCTTATGATATCATACAGGAGCATCTTCTTTCCCTTACCACTACCCTTAATAGAGGACCAGATATCAGAAAATACTGGATATGGCAATTTCTCCATAGATGCCGCAACGCCTTTGGGGTCATCAACCCATCCACCTAAATGAGAAAGATCACTCATGGGTAGCCTCTGCTAATCCTTCGAAGATTTTCTGGAATTCTTTACGAGATTCTTCATTGTCTAGTGTCTTGGGAGTTTCAAAACCCATAGCCTTTAGATAGTTAGATACCTCATCTGTAAACTTGGGATATTTCTCTCTTTTCCAGCCGTATGAGTTTTGTACTCTACCAAGGATGGGATCAAATTGCCCAGTTTGTGACAAAGACTTGCAGTTCTTTAGATAGTCCGAAGCTCCAGAAAACATCTTATGAATAAGAATACGGTCTTCTTTAGATTCAATTTTCTTGAATTCAGCTTTCACCTTTTCTGCCGGACTGACTTCAGAAATAGCCGCAATTGTGGCAACGGGCTTAATCTCTGGCTCAGGCTTAAACTGAGCGGAGTATCCAACAAATAAGGCTATTCCAATAAGTAGTAGGTTTTTAGTTTCCATTTTTATCCTTTATTTCCATTCTAAAGAGAATGTCGCTTATCTGTGCGGCCAAAGTCGCACCCTCAGCGGAACCGCCATTTAGGCAGGCATCTCTAATATGACAAAGGGAAATATAGTCCCGAGTTGTTACTGGATACTTAAGAACATTCGGGGCAACTTCTTCTTCTTTTACTTGATCTCTGAGATCAGGAAGGGATGGAATCTTCTTTATGGATAAGCCCTTAATGAGATTCTTTAGTCTCTCTAGATTCTCAGATATGAGAACGTATAATCCACCAAGTGAGCCAATTCCCATCTGGGCGTACTCTCTAATATCGAATGAACCCTTAGAGTAAACCCATCCAGCAAATGCAAGTAGTGCGATTCCTATGAGATTTTGCATGTTACGCCTTTGTGTTATCTTTTGTCCATTTGATTATAGCATCGAGAGCAATAGTAATTACGGGAACGATAAATGCTGATGCGGCACCAAGGTCAATGTGCGATACATTTTGACCAACATATGCTACGGCAGCACCAATCCCAACCAGGAGTGCATTTTTTCCTAGATTCACAATATCTTTTGTATTTAGGGAGAAAGCTTTTGATTCCATTTTTTCACCTTTAGGTTAGACCAAAAATTACGATTTTGTAAGAGGTTCCTGATCCGGTGTCCTTTAGGAATAAGTATTTTTGAGTACCACTTACCGGGATGGCATCAACTGGTGAATTTATTGAAAACGAAGAAAGTGGTTTCACCATTAAATTTCCACTCCCTCCATTGAACACATTTGTGAAAGCGTTTGTTCCAGTAGCACAGACAGTAAAGTTGTACCCATTAGTTTCAGATTTATTATAGACTGATAGGTGTTTTATTCCTGTGAATGCTATATTCTGAGTGGAGCCTATCGTTTTCTGTGGTATGGCCGTTAGGTCAATTAAAGAAGAAAGGCCAGACGATAGAACCCCGGTCATCGAAACGCAGTTTGTTACTTGATCAGTTCCACTTCCATATGTATATGAAGATGTTAGAGTATTTGAGTCTGAAATAGAAACAGTTGAATCTTCAACTGAGAACGATGTCTTATTTATGTACGAAGAGACTATATTCATTTTTGCACCTCGTATTTTACATTTGGTGTATTTGGAGGAGCAACAGGCTCTTTGT